ACTCATTTACAAATAAATTTTCAACCCTTTTATCAATATAAAGTTTGGTGTTGTAAATCAATAACTCTTTTTCTAACTCGCTTCTTTCATTTGAAATTATAGTTATATCATTCACCAACTCGCAATCAATTAGCGATTGAATTAATGGCTTTATCTTGTCAGATTTCCAAAGGGTAGGGATAATTACTGAAAACATATTTTAATTGTTGTTTGCAAACTTACTATTTTTTTTTAATCTCTAATCAAAAACTTTGAACAAAATGTATTACAAGCGTATCTAAAAGTATCTAAGGCATCGGATTGTTGGGCAGGGTCGTTTCTGTCTGCTTTCTTAATTGAGCCATCTGGCAACACCGTAACATTCTCAAAGTCGAATTGTAATGGCTTTGTGTTGTCCTTATCCATTAGCACATTTCCTCTACTCAATAAGCTATTAACTAACACTCGGTTATCTGCTAATCTCGGATTTACCACAGGAACCATCATTTGATTGTTAGATAGATTTAGTTTGGACCTGATTATCTTGTAATAATTCATATTATCTTGCACCATTGCAGAAGTTGATGAACCACTTGCATCGCCTGTAATCAAATAAAGTGTGTTTCCGTACTTAGTCTTAATCACATCGCACAACTCATAAATATCTGAATTAGCAAGTTTAATAGTTTCAATTACTCGGATAGTGTCAAAGGATGGAATTTGCAACACTGAGCAACTAATCGGATTTTTGTTGAAGTCAAATGATAGTATTATCTCTAAGTTTTTTAGTATCTCAACTTTGCCTAAGTGCTTATTAGGCTCAAAAGCATAAGCCCATAACATAGTGTCAAGGGTAACATCCTCCGCCAGATACTCACAATTGAAATACATCGGATCAAGTGTTGCCTTTGCTGAATCTATCTCTTGAGCATCCATAAATGGGTTGTCGTATGTTGTAAACTTCCATCCCTGCCATTCGTGGTTATACTTATCGTCTGTTGACCTTTTAAACAACTCTTTGAAATATGTCTTGCCGAATTGAGGAGTAGATAAAAACCAACAATCTCCAATATAATCTGTTAGGGTTGCTCGGATTGTTCCGTTCCAAGCTGTTTTGAGTTTCTTAGCCTTTTCGCACTCGTCAATAACTACTCGTTTATATTTTCGACCTCTACCAGAGTCGGGTTCATCTAATGACCACATATCAATAACACCTCCCGTTATCAATCTAATCTGTTTTAACTGTTCATTCTTTTGCTTGATGGCATCGCCAAGTATTTTGACAATGTCAATCCAAAAGTCGTTAAGGTCTTTGTATGTAGGGCAAAAATAAGCTACGGGAAATCCATCTAAGGCAGGTTCAATAATTAGTTCTTTGGCTATGGAGGTTTTTCCAAATCTTCTACCACACTTTAAAACATTGAATCGCCTTTTTGTTTGCATTATCAACTCTTGGTTGATATGCCTTTTTTGAAGTTTTACGATTATCTCACTCACGAACAACTTTTATAAGTAAATCACTTTTACTTTCAATGTCTGCTTTAATGTCTGTTGGAATTAGCTTGGCAGCAATCTTATAAAATTCAGTTGTGTTGTTTCTACCCCAAATTAATAAATTTGCTTTGGGGTCTGCTTGTAGCTTTTCAAATACATCAAAAACTACTTCTTTAACTGATTTAGTTATTTTGTTTTTTGCTCCTTTCGGTTTTCCCGAATTGCCTTTCTCAAATTTTGCCATTCGTATTTAATCGTATTTATCGGCTATTGCCATTGTGCAAATATACAAATTATTTAATTGTCAAATTTTAAAAGTTTTCTTTGTCAGTTTATAACCTTACTTTTTTGATTTGTTTGTCAGTTTGTTAAAATAATTTTATTTGTTTGTTTTTAAGTATTCACCCCATTGTTTTGCCATTGCTTCTGCTATTCCCGGAAATGTTTTGCTTCTTAATTTACTTCTTTCGGCTGCATTTATACCGTGTTTTCTAAAAGCGTCTGCATACCATAGTGGTTGTTTTTTTGTTTTGCCTGTTTTTTTATCAATCCACTCAAACATTTCACCTTTTCCGCTATGTGTTATAACTTCATCAAATAAATTTGGCTTTTCATTGTGATATAATGGAGGTAAGTTTTTAAGCCATAAGCACGTTGTTTTTTGTGCTTCATCTCCAAAATAATAAGGTTGTATTTTTTGTGTTGGTGGCTTGTAAATACTGCTCATAATTCCTACTGGATTTTCAACAGCAATATGTTTTATTGGTGCATTTATCATTGCCATAAAAAAATCTATTCCCTCTTGCTGTCTGCCATCTTTTCGCTTTTGTTCAAACCAAGCTGCCCCACTTACTGCTAAGTGTGTGCAAGGTGGAAAGGCTATCATTGCATCCCAATTATCATTTATAATGTCAAAAACATTTCCTTGATAATGCTTTGCTTTAGGGTTTCTATTTTCTTGCAAATCGCAACTCCAAGCATCAAATCCCATTTGCTCAAATCTGCCCCTTACTTCATCACTTTCTTCACACGCTACTAAAATTCTTATTTGGTTGTTCATTTTATTTTGTCGTTAAAAGGCATCGTTGCCAATATCTGAAAATTCATTCTTTGGAATAAAGTCCCAATTATCTTTTTTGTTTATTGGAGTGTCAAATGCTCCGTTGGGCTTTATTGGGGTTGGTGGTAGTTCAAATGCTTCTACTTGTTTCTTTTCGCCTAATATCCAATTGGTATTGTCAGGGATAAATGTATAATAGCGGCCATTGATAAAATGCCATCCCAATGAACACATTGTGCCTGACTGCCCCCAGTGTTTAAATTTTACTTTTTGTATGTATATTTCTGTTTTCTTGGAATCATAGTTGCGATATACGGTTAATCCGTTGTGAGTTTTATTGAAGAAGTTTGCAGATCCATTTATGTTGTAAAGGTTTGGCACTTCAAATAATCCCGTTTTTTTATCTTTCATAATTTTTGTTGGGTGAGCCACTAAAAAACAATGTACCATATTTCTTTCACAAAATGTTGCCAATATATCCAATTGTTTTGAAACATAGTGTGTTGAATCTTCATTGTGTTCTAACTTATTCCAAGCATCAATTACAAAAGCATTTACTCCGTATTTTCTAATTAAACTTTTTACCATCCGCAAAATATCCTCAAGTTTAAAATCATTTTCGGGTTTTATGAAAAAGAAGTTTTTTGAAAAGTAATCTTTGGCCAATTCCAATTCCATTTTATTCATTTTGTAATTTCCATCAAATGCTTTGCCTATTAATTTCTCAGCAAACTTGCTAAAGTGAAGTTCTAAAGGATAGTTTTCAGGGCTGAATAAACCAAACTTCCACCCGGCACGAATGTTTAACGATGCACAAATAAAATCTAATACCTCCGACTTTCCGTGATTTGGGATGCCTGTAATCGTTGTGATGTATCCTAAATGAAATTTAAGGTTTTCATCAAATGTTTCTAAGCCTATTGTTTCTCCTTGTGGCAATCCGTTGTTGTAATAATTATCTATCTCTTCGTTTAAGTCTGTGGAGGTAAATATGCCAACCAATGGATACTCTATTTTGTTGTTTATGCTTTCCAATACTCCATCCATTCCATACTTAACCAAGCATTCATTTGCATCTTTGCAATCTTTGAACGCTACCTTTGAGCAATTTTCAACCCCTAATCTACGTGCAAATTCATCTCTTAAACTATTTCCTGCTTGGTCGTTATCCAAGGCAAGTATAAATTTTGTATCTTCTTTAAACCAATCAATACAATTATCAAGGTAGGTTAAATTGTTTCTACCTATTGTTGCTCCATTGGGTACGCTAATAACATTTTCAATCCCACATTCAATTAAAGTTAAGCAATCAATTTCACCTTCAACAATTATTATTTCTTTTTGGTCTTTTACTGCATCCAAATTATAAAAAATCAACTCAGCATCTTTTGCTAACTTAAATTGTTTGTTGCCAGTGCGATACTTGACATTTATCAATTCACCATCCCTAAAGTAGTTAAATTGTACGGTGTTGATGTTTCCGTTTGTTTGTGGCATCCATTCTAATCCCTCTGTAATCTTTGCCTTTAATAA